ATTGCTCCCATTACTCGATCCCCTTAGAAAATACAATGAAATTGTTGCTCGCTGACTCAAGCTTGAAGCCATAGGCTAGCAATACTTTAAGACTAGAGGTAGATCCCCTAGCAGATGGGCTTACGCTGCCGTAGAGCTTCTTACAACCACGTTCCTTAGCCTCAGCTACGATCATGTCAGCCATCTTAGACGCTTCGCCGGAGGCTCTGTGCTCTTCGACAACGAAGATGTCTTCTATATATACGGAATCATTAGTAAAAGAATACGTAGCGAAGCCGATATCAGTCTCGATGATACTCTTGCCTTCTCTTTGCTGGATGTATTGAGAAAATAGGCTCGCCACGAAAAGGATGCACTCCCTAGAGCTGTTATGTTAGCTCTAATACTGTTAGACTGTTAACCGACTGACTTAACTGCACGTAATCTTGGGTACTGAGACTTCATTCCTACAAGGATATCTAAACCAGAAAGAGTCAAGCCTTGGCCCGCTGTGCCTCCAGCGCTATAGTCAAAGTTCTCGCATATAGTTATCTGGAAAGCTTGGCACTTCTGCTGCTGCATGAACACCCGATGCTGCTCTAAGCTGCCTGGGCCTCCCCATCCTCCATTAGAACCCCACAACTGCTTTCCTCCCCAAGGCGGCGTTGCGTTGTCAGGAACTATCATGGAAGTCTGAGTCGGAGACGGGTTGTAATCGTATGCTACTTGCACGCATAGCTTATGTGGACTGAAATAAGTACCTAACAGGTAGAAGAAGTAAGCTCTCTCAAAACCTTGTAGTCCTGCTAAGTTAAGCCATGAAGTAGTAAACTTCATTAGTACGGGGTTAGAACCATCTAAATATAGTCCTGGACTTTCTTGAAACACTCTTCCGTGTTCATTAACGTAGGTGTGTAGGTTCTCATATAGCGTGCTTGATATAGCAGGAACGTTAACGAAGGTGCCCCACTGACCGTAGTAGTAGTCGTACATTAAGGTGATGCCAGAGTCTAGGGTAAACCGTACTTGGTTAGTTCCTGGGACATTAACGGCACTCTGAACGATGGCGTCTTGAGTAAGACTCTCTACAGGAGCGCCTATGTACTGCGTAGACAGGTCTCTTCCTAGGAGCCATATGCCCTTATCTGACTGAAACATAAGTCCAGAGGGCATGAAAACTATGCTTTGTTGATTCTCGCTACCTACCGTAGCAGTGATGAATACTGGCTCTGAGTATTGGTTATTAGCACCTGTGTTGTCTGGACCTTGTCCTGAGATGTAGTATATAGCGTTACGTTTAAAAATGATGAGTTTATCATCTAACGCTGCCAACGCCTTCATAGGTCCAGTAGAACCCTGAGCGCCTGCCGTAGGAGCTATGAACATGGTCAGCAAGTCTGACATTTCTACGGGAACAGTCGGTATCACTTGCTTGGAGAACCATAGATTATCCTTGTTCTCTGCATCTATACCAAAAAGTCTAGATTGAAACAGCGTGATGGAATCTAAGGAAGGAGCTGATATGTTCTCCAATACACTGCCGAACGTATATAGGATGTTATTACCTATGATCTGAGCATCAGACAACAAGTCTGTGTATGTGATGTAGTCGATCAAAGGATTATTCAATATAGGGATTTGTATCGAGGTAACTTGGTACGGGATGTTCTGCGCTACCGAAGCTCTGTATATGACAATCTTAACCGGATTATCAAGCTTGTATGTGAGTCTTAAAGTGGGAACGTTAATCTCGATCGACGACTCACCTGCTCCCGCAGTTACGGTTATAGGTATAGACGGCGCACTCCTGAAGTTGTTGCCTTGGTTGTCTGACCACTCGTAAGTAGCGTAATAGAAGTAATCCTGCACTGTGACTGAGCCTGTAAACGTTAATGCAGTAGTTGCTAGCGTGCCTGTAGCATTAGCACTCATGGTAAGGGAGCTGGCGCCTACGTTTACGGCTATCACCGTAGTGCTTACAGGTATGTTAGTGCCTGCTATGATCATTCCTACCACTATGCCGGTCATGCTAGATATATTTAATACTTGATCACTTCCTGTGGACACATCACCAGTTGGTGTTGGGTCAGTCACAGCGCTAGCTTCTACGTTGTCGGGCCATACGAAAAAACCATGCTCTACTGGTCTGTAGCCATCGTATATCCATAAAAATCCGCCTGACAAGTGCAGGTCATTTGCTATTTCAGCGGGTACCATCGGGACTCCGCCTATAGTAAATGAGGCTAGATTGATACCTAGCTGACTGTATATACCAGCCGACACCACTGAGTCTTGAGTCTTATTGACAGACTGTATTAAGTCCTTGAAGAAGTAAGCTATGCTAGCGATATTGTCAGATACAGACACTGACGGTAGCCCTACGGGATAATACCCACTTCCGTTAGAATAAGCTAACTTTGATACTACCTCACCGTCTAGGTTCATGAGGAAGTAAGAAGGTTGGTTCTCTGAACTATAAACCGCCATAAAGTACATGATTGAGTCTATGACGAAGCCCTTAGAAGCCAATCCTACGGATCTAGCAAAGGTTATTGGTCCTGTAACTACTCCTGCCATAGTTATATAGACTTTTCTTAGATAGTGAGTAGGGATAGCAGCATCATAACCATAGTTGTTGTCTATCTCATATACTATATTGGCACCTAGATTAGTCGTAGAAGCTGACGCAAGATTCAATACGTCCTCGTTGTCGATAATCTGAGTGGGAGCTAGGATGGTGTTCAAGCTCTGATCAAGGATCAAGGTGTAGCCATCCTGAGAGACTGAATCGTAGAAGGAAACGTATACTTGGTTGTTCGTCATCGTATGAGAAACAGCAAACATGGTAGCAACTCTACCAGGAAACGTAGTGGTGATGTACTGGTTTAAGAAGGCGTCGATTCGCGTCGCTCTTATCGCTCCTCCTACATCTGAGCCATTCCACACCAGGTACAAGCTGTTGTTCATCACTACACCGTCGAACGCTACTGTGGGAGCTGGATCATATTGGGCAGACAAGCTAACACTGGCGGTCACTTGGGTAGGATTGACTATGTTAACCGCTATATAGGCGAGGTGGTAGGTTCCTGAGACATTGTTAGTGAAGACTATGACGAAGTAGCGGCCTAGCGCGAATACCCTTGGACTTCCTTCGACTACGCCAGCAGCAGGCGTTATAACTGCAGGAGCTACTATATTTTGTCCGGTCACCGAGTCTGCTACGACGTACTTATATATGGGAACTATGACGCCATCTACCGGCACGTCATCTGTGAATACAGTGCATACTAGTCCGTTAGATGCGATTGCTGCGTCAGCTTGAGACTGATTAGTATTAGACCTTAGCAGTGGTAAGGTGCTTAGTCTCAGCGGTTTAATAGGCCCTTGGTTTACCCACTGCTCGTTACTGGCTGAGTAGGCTAGCAAATCTGTTCCTAAAGCTGTTAGGTTACCATTGAAGGTTGTTAAGTTAATCGTCTCGGCGTTGGGGAGGTCAGACAAAGAGCCGTATCCATTGCGCTTCTTTAGTAAGTTACCCTTAGTAAACACTGAGTTCTCAAGTATTAAGAACTTACCTGGTGCTACCTGCTTATCATCGGTCTTCAAGTCTAGACCTTGAGCAAAGTTCAGATTTAAAGCTTGTTTTTGAAGGGCCATATGTATAACCCTCTCTTAGATCTCGTATGCTACTAGGCGGCAGGCGTTAACTGCCACGCTGTTATTACCGTCTGAGCTGCCAGCTACGCTGACGGAGTATGTGTAGGTTCCAGCAGAAGGAATGTCTAAGAATATGATAGACGGAAGTGCGATAAATTGATTAATGTTCGATCCATCGCCTGCTGGTCCTGATCGCATTTGAGCGATAATAACTGCATCTCTTAAGAAGTAGAAGTTAAAGTCTTGGCTAGTCTTCGCGGGCTGTCCGCCTCCTCTAAAAGCATTTATGAACCCGTCTCCGAATGTGCCATCGCCGTCAGCTTGTAGAGATAGCTGAACAGGGCGACCTGTAGTCTGAAGACTTCCCGTCAAGTTAGTAACAGCAGTGACTGCGTTACCTACCATCGAGAAATTCTCAGAACTAGGAGTTCTCAAGACCTCGCCTATAGTTGCCGTAGCACTCTCGATCGTTCTAGGCGAAAGCATGGTAAGAGTTATACCCTGAGACACGGCTATGTTAGCTGCTATCTGACCTGAAGAATTTATAGTCATGAATTGTGTAGACGCAGGGAGATTAGGTAACGTAATGTCGAAGTCTACCACCATAGCAGCTGGAGGATTAAGCGTAAGTCCAAAGGAATTAACAGCAAAGTTTCTTAGGATTATACTCGCGCCGTCGATATAAGCTGGCTTATTAGCATCAGACTGAAAGATGAACGTGCCTGATCCGGAATCATATGCAGCTGAGGCAGGAGCTACTAAGTTAGCTATAGAGCCCGCAGTACCTGCTACAGCACCATTCTGAGTGAGTCGAATCTGGTTACCGGAGCCATCATTAAAAAATAAGTCATCTAGCACTTCGTATAAGCATCCGATGTCAGATAAACCTGCCAAGGGAATATTTTGACTAAAGAACCTGACGCTTCGAAGCGAGATGGCATTGTTGGAATTGAATGGCAAGTCATCGTTGATATTTATACCATCTGGATTGATGGGAACGCCTTGTCCAGGTATGTGAGTATGCTGATCTATGAATGTGAAGCAATTATTCACATCGATGGCATACTGAGGTCCATCTTCTGTACCTACCCCTGGTACTGGGAGATTCATATTAGGTGATAGATTAATTGCCATATGTTAAAAAACCCATAGAGATACGATACAAGCGCCGCTACTCTCTAACAATAGTGTTAAATTAGACCGCTCATTGCTAGCTTGGCTGTCCCAAATGTCTCGGTTTGTATCTTTTAAAACGATTATATAGCCTCTGAGCTTGCGTCCTAGTCTATGGTTGATTACGTTCTGCCCTGTAGCAAGTTCTACGTTTTCTAAGAGCTGACCTTGGATGATAGGTAAGCGGATGAGGGGATTGAGTTCGCCGCTCCACTTGGTTTGCATCATCATGAAATCTTTATCTTCGCTCTTAAATACGGGTAGCATTATGACTTGACCTCATCGGCATTATATTGTATATAAGCATTATGACCACTTATGAAACTGAATTTTGGAGTAGAGTTGCTAAAGGTACTGGGTGTTGGCTTTGGATTGCTAACAAGGATAGAAGTGGTTACGGACGATTTAATTTTAAAGGCGTTAGAAAACCTGCTCATAGAGTTTCTTATGAACTCAGTTATGGACACATTGAGTCTAATAATTTTATTTGTCACAGGTGTGATGAGCCTAGTTGTGTTCGACCGGGTCATTTGTTTCAAGGAACTCAATTCGATAACATGCTTGATATGACTAAAAAAGGTCGACGAGCTGCTGGCAAGAAAGTTTCTAATCCTGGAGAACTTAATCCAGCTGCCAAACTTACGGTAAGTCAAGTAGCTGATATAAGATACCGCTATTCCAATGAAAAGATTAGTCAAATTAAATTGGCTACTCAATATGGAGTTAGCCAACAAGTCATTTCCAATATTATTCTTAGAAAGAATTGGCGCTAAAGCTACAAGCCATCCCCCGATTCCGCCCTGAGGACCGAAGCCGTGGCCCCATCCCCAGTCGTTTCTAACAGCAGAGACGGTGTCTGGCTGACCTGCATCCCTATTAGATGCGCTCTCTTCAATACGTTTCTTGAGGAACATTAGTTCTTCGTCGAGCTTAGATGTATCAGATTCTTCCTTGTCTAGCGCGTACTTAGCTGCTCTGATGATAACGTATTGTAGCCATCCTGAGATGCCTATGTCACTGACATCTGTGTCTTGTAAGAGTTCTGTAAGTCTTGGAACATACCAGAGTCTTAAGATCTGACCGGCTGAAGGAGTCGGAATGAACTCTATCTTGTCCTTACCCAGCAGCCTATACTGAAGATTAAACACACCGTAAATAGTGCTAGCGGTGTTTGGATAAACAAACCTATTGCGGTCAATGAAATTAAACTTATTAACTGTAACATATGCGTTGTTGGCGCTGTTTAACGAGAGGTCGACGCCTATTAACTTATAAAATGGTCTAGGAACAAACGACTGATTAGCTTGGTTGATGAAGCTCATAACGCCGTCTGGGAGTGGGTATAAGAAAGTAGAGCCATCTGCACTAAATTGAGCTGCTGGAGCTACATATAAGTCTTCGTATAGGGTTACTAGGAGGTCGTAGAGCTCGAACATCGCTTGGTTGATGAAGAAGTTCCACTCAGGAACTGTAACAAACTTGCTGTTAACTCTATCTGCTCTCTGTTGAGCGCGTTGCCTGATCTCACCGAGGGAGAGTTCGCCTGAGGTCGTTGGTACTACACTCTGAGCCTGAGTATAAGGGCTAGTTCCTGATCCATTGGATGCTGCTATCTGGTACCAGTAGGCTGTTCCTAATGTAACGGCGGTATCCAGGTATTTAGGTACGGATACAGTCGCTATAGTAGCGAAGGTTACATTGTCTAGAGAACGTTGAAATACGTAAGAAGTTGCACCTGCTGATGGATCACAGGACGAGAAGACCTGCCCATTGGCAGTCTGGATGTAAGGATTCGTGGGTGTCGAAGGTATGGCCATCTAAGTTCCTTTAACATGGACCCCTACAATCCACTGTTTGAACTTTTGTAGGGGCCTCTTGGATAACGCCGTTAAAAAACTTAAACAGGGTTCGTAGACGAGTTTCTTAAATCCATTCGGATGAAAAGGATATCGCCGTTCGCAAGATTCGTAGGCGTAGCGCCTGCGTTCATGCGGAACGAGATCTCTTGAGCACTAGAAACATCCGAGCTAGCGATCTGAGCTACTAGGTCAACCGGACCTGATGCTCTCTGGATCATGATCGATGCGCCGATGAGAGCGACATACGGATCTTGCAGAGAAAGCAGGTACAGTCCTGTTCCAATCTGAGATAACGACATGCTTGCTAACCCAATGGTATCAAAATCGCTATCGTCTCCGCCAACGAGTGGAGCTGCGGCTGCTGTTGCGACAGTGGCTGCAGACGTTCCCGAAGCAGTAACCAGAGCTGCCGCTGCAGGCGCTGCATTGACTGCAGTTCTTACTTGAGTAACCGTTGAAACGCCTGATTCAACTTGAATGCTGATAGCGTTTCCAATAACACTGACAACTTCCGCTCCTGCAGTAGCACCAGGGGTAATCTGGATAGAGATGCTGTTTCCAGCAGATCCCATGATGTTGGCTGTGTAGGTAACACCCTGAGACACGAGGGATGCGAAAGCTCCCACGTCAGTTTGTTCTGCACTGCCCATCAAACACACTGCAAACTTTTCGAATGAATATTGAAATTGAGAAGTATAACGACGACTTGCCATATAAACACTTAAAATCATTAGCTTTATTGAGCTAACGACTCCTTTTGGTAACCCAGTACGTGTTGCTGGGAGGGTATGGAGTTATATCGTGGTTTTATCCGACGCCCCTGTCTTTCCACGGAGAACACAACGACTGTGTCTTCTTACCTGTTAGATTGTATTAGTTTTAATCGTCTTTATGACGAGCATAAGGATTCGTACTGTCGTCTTCGTAGCCATAGACACTGGTATCGACTTCTTCGTCGGTATTCTCTACCTCTTGATTACAGTGCTTGCACTTGTTCCACTCGCCGAAGTAAGGACGTAGTTCTTTTAAGCCACAGTATGTGCATTTAACCCAGATCTTTCGCATAGTTAACTAGTAAAAGGAGTAGAGTAGGTGGAATGTAGAGCTCTTAAGGCGTCTACTGCCCGCATAGCGGTGACTGCGTCTGGGTAAGAGCTGTGAATCTTATTGGTCTTACAGTCAATTATGTAGTAGCAAAACTTATTCCCATTATCTGTAAAGATCACTAGAATCTTGTACATGATTACCTACCGCCCTCTATAGATGTTAAAACATTAATCAATGATTCTACAGGGATGAAGCTAAGCATAGGTTCTGCCTCAGTAATTACTCTACGAATACTGTTGACTACGCCTACTAGCTTACCGTTGTCGTCGACAACTGCACTGCCTGAGCACCCGTAGTTGCCTGACATAGTTGTATCTACTAGGTCAAAGGTTCTTATAGCTTTGCCGTTCGCATCTGAGAAGCTTAGGTTAACGTTACCTCTATGCGTGATGGTACCATCAGACTGGGTTAATTGTCCTCTGTGTTCGATTGGATAGCCAGATGAGTATACGTGGGTTGAGGTAACTGGAGTTTTATCGCTTAGTTCTAATGGAGTTCCTACAGCTTTAGTTAAATCTTCTGCGATTAAAACACATAAATCTATGTTAGGTACACTTTTAAGTACTTTAAGAACAATCTTATGATGTTTATTAAAGTCTGATACACTTGTAGTTGCATCGGTTAAGCAGACATGGGCATTCGTAACAAAGTAGTTAGTTTTATTCCATTTGACTAAGAAAGCAGTAGCTAAGTCTGTCTTAAACGTAGCATTTTGCAAGTTTCGGTAAGCTAGAACATCATCGGCATATGTAAAATTCAACAAAGCTGTGAATAATAAAATGATACTCATATGATTCTCTTACTTTATAATTACTTTATAGCCTTTAGCAATTAACTGGTTTAAACTCTTAATTGAAATCTTTTTTACTTGGATCGTTTTCATATAGTTTTTCTCTTTCCTACAACTACAGTATCTCAAGACTTAGATAGAAAAACAAGTGTGTCTAAGCTGCTTTCTTATCTTCATCTAATACGGTTTTAGCCAAATGCTCCGCATCATGGGCGACTAGAGAGAGCATTGTAATCGTTCCCGTAATCTTTGTATTATCATTCTTTAATGTTTTAAGGGTCTCAATCTCCATTAACAAGACTTCGGCAAGCTCTTTAAGTGACTTCATATAAGCTCCCTTATTTATCGAGTTTCATTAACAAGTAGAATATGCAAAAACATGCTAGTAATGACATATTAATTACTCCTGCTTGCTACGCTACGGTTCAAGTCATAGGCAGCTTTCTTGGCTTCACTGTAGCTATTCCAGCTACTTTGCGCTAGCTTCGAGTGATAGTTAATCACTAGGTATTTGTTAGTAAACTTACTATACTTAATCGAGTATGGGTAATTCATTTTAACGTTCCTCTTACTTATAAAGATTGCAGAAACGATGCCAGCCAATAAACGATATATAAGAGGATCGGGGCATTAATTGTCATTTTAATGACAATCTATGACTTCAACGACAAATCCTGTCAACAGCATTAAGATTGTTAAAATACATATAAAATTAACCATATAATTGTCTCGCTTTCTCAATGATTTGCTCAATCGCTTGCTTATCAGTTACAGTCTCGATGATTTCAAATCCTTTCTTATAGTTATTAAGATACGTGATGACCCTGTACTCACTCTCAATTCTATCAAAACTGCCATATGCAGTCTCGCCATCAAGAATTCCTAAAATCTTATCGTCGCTCTTACCGTTATCATTGCATCTAAATGCAGAGATTATATTAAACTTAACTTTTGATAAAGAAACTAAAGGATTCTTCGATACCACGAACACGTCTAATGGGTCACCATCGTCGCATAGCGTATTAGGAATGAAGCCGTAGTTAGAAGGTATAGCAATTGGAATCCTACGGTCTAATACTAGTAATTTAGAGTCTTTATCGTATTCGTACTTATAATGAGTATTAGCTGGCATCTCAATAATTGCGTTAAAAATCATACGGATCATCATCCTCATCTTTTTTATCATTAAAAGCATTCAGCTAGATTATTGCTGTACCATAAACTCCGATACCAAATAGAAGTAAACAAAAAGTTCCAAAACTAGCTTTATCCATTATACTGCGCCTGACTTGTTGGGATTATCTGACGGTACTTCTTCTGTGCTTGAATCATTATTATAAACGTCGCCGTTTGCCGCGATCTTGCTATCTTCATATGGAGACGCATAGCGTCTATAAAACTCTAGTTTAGCTCCTTCTAAGGCACCTAGAATGTCGTTAATACCTTGGTAATTTCCAGCTTTCTTCGCATATGCTAATATGATTGTAGTGATGAGATAATTAAGTTGCCCTGCAGTTTCGGGCTTTTTGCCTAGGAACGATTCTAGCCGTTCATAATATGGAATATATGGCATATCAATCTTTCTTCTGTATGATAGGACTTAAAGTGTTACCACTTGAACAATCGTCCGATTTAGCTTTTCTAAAGTTCTTATAAGAATTACCGCATTGGCAGAATTCATAGTCTTTGATATCAGCTTTACGATTACAATAGGCGCGCTCCTTATCTTCTTTAGAAAGTGTATCCCAATATTCATTGAACTTACTAACTTCAAATTTAGCATACTCTCTACTAACTGCAAAGTAAACCCACTTACATTTTTTACATGTTACAGCATTCATACGTCTTTTTTCTTTTCTCCGCAATCACAGTACCAATAGACTTCAGTAAAGCCAATATATTTTTTCCAGTCGTGAAAGTGTGAATTGGCAGGTTTGCTCATGTAATCATGCCCAAACGGATATCGCTTCTTATAGCAGGTAGAACACATGATGCCTTCGTTACCGATCCAGCAAGTATCTACAGGGATAGAACCTTTACAGTCGAAGCACTCTACGAGAGTCATCTGTTAATGATAATATAGAGTCGAACTATTTACAAGGAATTAAAAAGTTTCAACGTAAAATGTATTTATAGAAAAGGTAGCGCCTTCTGCGCTAGGTGAGACATTGATTAATAAAGTTTTACCAGCGGGAACTAGAATTTCTTTATCTAAAGGTAAAATCAATGTAGAAGTTGGTCCTACTATGCAACTCATTAGTAATTTTCCATCATCAGATGTTGCAGGAACTTTAAAAAACTCCATTAAACTAGGTTTAACTGCGTCATCTAAATTTAGTGGTAAGATAAGAAGCGCTTCTCCATCATCAGTTATGATAGGATTTATATAAAAATTAAAAATATTACTGCTAGAACTAACGTTCGTAGTAATAATAAATTTATAGATTTTCATTGTTTTATCACTTCCAACTGGATTCTTTATTAGTAATCGCTGCGGATTCTCTCCTATCGCACCAGAAGATAACTCACCCGTTGAGCATACGAATCCTAAGTTAAAGGAAGTATCGATAGGAGGAATTTCTTCAAATAACAGTGCTCTGTCTTGCCATACCTGAGAAAACCTGCCTTCATCTGCGTATTCTTCTGATAAGATACCATTATTCTTTACTATGCGTTTAATACGCCATACAGCATCGGTGTAAGCTGCCTTCTTATTGGCACTTCCATGGTAACTTACATAAGAATTAATAGATTCTGATACTTCTTTCATAGCTTAGTACAATTCTCTAAAGTTAAATACCGCACGAGCTGATGCTGCTCCAGTTGTCGACTCAGCACTTATCGTTATGATGTCAGAAACACCAGCGATGGTTGATCCTAATATAAGATTAGATATTTCAAAAACATTTTGTCCAACTAATTCTGCACTACCAGCTCCAGTTCCTCTTATGTAGAAGCTATACACTTCTGTCCCGCCTGTCATGGCAGTGGCTGCAGTATCATACTGACTAAAACCTACCGTTGTTGCAAACGTTGATGCAGTAAGCGTAGCGTTGATAGTTAAGACGATCAACAAATCATCAGTTGTGTCGCAGAATATTGACATGCCGTGTAACTTTACCGGTACTTTGATTCCAGCTGCTGACTTACGAAGAGAAATAATTGGAATTTTTCCTGTAGCAGCAATTGCTTTCGCAGTAATCCCGCTATTAACTGTTCTGGCGACGCCAGAAATTGCATACTCACCTTCAGAGAATATTGAACAGCAAGTTATATGAGACGTGCTACCTGCTCCAGCAACTCCTGTATTCGTTGCCTCCAGTCTTAGTGGTAACGTTGCTGTCTGAGAGTATGGGAGCGTCTGCGTGTTAGCGAACAGCATCTGATGAGCATAGATAACCTGACCGCCAATGTTTACTCCAAAGCGAATGCGACCGCTACCGAGCCATTGGTAGTCGATCACTAAAACTTGTTGGTTAGTTAGGATCAGCGTTACGCCGCTAGCCCCAGTTCCATCTAACTTGTCTAAGTTCCAGTTAGCTTGGGCGACTCTAGTATCTACTGGAGATCCGCTAGTTGAGGTTCGAACAGCGACGTATATCGTTGTTCCGTCTAGTTCAAAAAATACACCGTTCGCAGTGTCGAACTGTCCTATGCGTCTACGAACGTTTGCTTGGGAACTTCCAAAATTGTGAGTAAACAGAAGTGCTTGACTCACGCCTGGGTGATACTTAAAATAACGTCTGGTTTGAAAGATCGCGCTGTCTCCAGACGCGGTTCCTAAGATAAGGTCTACCGATGCTTTGTTCGCGTTGTATGTGACCGCTCCTGCACCAACAGTCGAGCTTGTCCACGTTAATGGCTGAGTATCATATAGAAATGTACTATCGAAGATAGAAAAAGGTTCAGATACTCGTAATCGTCCAAACGCGTCTAAGTTAGGCGTATCTCCAAAACGCGTAGGTACTATTTGGTCAGATGCTATGACAACTGGCGCAGAATTCGCCATAGTATTCTGCCCTAAAGGACTAAACTTATCGTTTAAAGCAGATAAAGTAAGTTCAGACGCTCTAGTAGATAGATCTACGTCAATGCTAGTATCTATGGAAGATAGATGACTAATTTCAATGACTTGGTTGGCTGAAGTAGAAGCACCAGCTGGGAGTACGCTGGAAGTTACTGTTACGTCTTGGTTGGCAGGAAAATTGCCTATATCGATTGTGCCGCCTATGACAGTTACGTCGCCTGTTACGGGTACTCTGCCTAGATCGTCTAGGAGTACACACATCAGGTTTCTATACATTACTGACATAGGCTACCTACTGTAAGCTGAAGTAAACTAAAAGAGTATCTTAACGTTTGTTAAGGTTAAGTATATGCTTACAGTAGTGTTAATCAGTCTTTAAGAAAGTGTTAAGACTTATTAATGTTCATGAATCATGAACTGTGAATTTTTTATGTTGTCAAAATAAAAACGCCGGCTACTACAAAAATAGTAGCCGGCGTGGATTTATGATCTAACTATGTGAAATTATGCCGATAAAGAGACGACGCAATTCCAGCCTGGTGCGCTGCAGATCAAATTTCCGTAATAGCCGATGCGAATTTCTAAAGCATCCGCATTGCCTACGCGAAGACCTTCTAAGCCTTCCATCCCGTACGTCAAGATGTGAGGAACTTTGCCCAAAGAGCGAAGTTTCCACGTTGACATGGTGAGGAGGTAGCAGGTCTGCGGTTGGCAGCTACGGTCAGCGAGAACGTTGACTTTGCCGTAAGCACTCTGGAAGATGATACCTTCGAAAGCGACTTCGACTTCGTCGTGGTTAACTTGAACGTATTGAACCTTTGCGCCTAAGCTGTTCACGAGAGCAGCGTAAGAAGCGAAGTCCATGATCGCGATGTCTGGCTTTCCACCTTCGCGGTTGAGGAATGCTAACGCGTTGGTCAAGCCTTCTTCAATCGTGTAAGCAGAAGCGTCAAATCGACAACCCGCCAAGCGAGTTGGATCGATAGAACGGTTAACACCCCAGAAGTTGTCTGATCCACCTGGTGAGCTGACAGGAAGCCATGCGGCTAAGCCTGAGAGCGCGAGGTAGGAAGACGTTCCTGAAGCGCCTGCGGTCGGAAGATCGCCAGCGATGCTCAAGTAAGCTGCGCCAGTTCCAATCGCCCACTCGGTATCGAGTGATGCGTCAGATGCCGTACCGTTGATGACGCCAGTAGCTCGGTTAACAGAGGTGATCAACACCGTGTCGTCCGAGATAGCGCCGCCTGCGGTAGCCGAAGCGACGAGCAACATGCCAACTTCGAAGTTGACGATCTGTTGCGCGTTAGAGAGCGGGAGGACAGTTCCACCAGCAACTACGCCGTTTTGTGACGAAGCTGAGGTAGAGATGCCGCGTGTTCCAGTTCCATCTCCGAACAACTCGAATGCGATGTTGTTGGTGATGTTGCGGAATCCGCCGTCCATCTGAAGCTTTGCAGCGTCAACGAACGCGCCAGCATTGGTCTTGGTTTGCTCCATCAACAGGTTAGTGATCGTGACTAACTGATAGTCTTGGATCACGTACACGAAGAAGGAAGCAAGGGCCGTAGCCGTCTGCTGACTCTGAGCGTTCGAGAACGAGTGCGAACGACCTTGCGGGGTTCCATATTCCAGGGGAACTGGGATATACTTACCAGCAAAGCCATCTGGGCTTTCATTTTTTGGGACGAGTGCAAGGAAAGGATTTTCCTTGTACACTAGGTCTCTCATGTAGTCTTTGTCGTCAGTGTAGAGTTCTTTAAGAGCTGCTACCTGATTTGAACTGTTAGCAAATACTGCTGCCATGTTCAGGTTCTCTTTCTATAAAAGGCTTATCGTGAATGATTAATTTGACTCAACCCTGTCACTTACGCCGGAAGTTTAGTCTATAGACTATAATAACCTTATGTTATTACAGCTTATAAGCTATTAATTCTTAAGCTCACCTTTAAAAGCAAGTATAGCGCGTTCCTTAGAGGATAACTTTCTCGAAGTGCCCATATTGTTCGTAAGGGTTTTATTTTGTGACTGCTTCTGAGCTTCCGGTGACTGTGGTTGCCCTGTCGCTTTAGCCGGTTCAGCTGGAGTTGCCGGCTTCAACCTTTGTTGAATTTTCTTGATACGTGCGATTTTAGCGCCTTCTTCTACCAAGTAGTCTTCAACGGCCTGAGCAGCTTCTTCTACAGAGAGAAGTACGCCGTCAGCTTTAAAAGTCTTCTCGATCAGGTCTGTCACGTCTCTCTCGGAGCGCGTTTCCCTGATCGTTTCAAAATTGTCGTCTGCAGACACCAGGTTCTTAACCTCTCGATGGATCTGCTGCACAGCTTGCTGGTACTGAGCTTGGGTAGCTTCATTAGCCAGCTTGCGCTGCTGTTCTAGCTCCGCCTTAACTGCTCTAGTCTCGGCGCGAAGCTCGTCAAATGCTTGATTCCTAACGATCTCTTCTGGATTTGGTTGATTTAAGAACAGGTTAGTGATCTGCTCGTATGACCATCCAGCATCTTGTAAAGTTTTGATTGGATCTTTAGCCAAGCGTTCCTTGATGCGGCTATTAAGCGCTTCGTCGGAGTATAAGGAAGTTTCCTTAGCCTTTGCAGCAGCTTCCTGAGCCTTGACTGCGTCTTCGCGAGCACGAATCTCTTGTGCTTTCGCTCTGATAGCTCGTTCTTTTCTAGCGAGCTGAGCGTAGTGCGCTGACAGCGGTTCAGAGGCTTTAGGATCAGCTTTCTTAGTTTCTCCTGTATCTGCAGGTGCTTGAGTCTGATCTGAAGTCTGTACATCTGTGTTAGCTTGTATCTCAGTCTGCTCAGATTGAGTTCTAACAGCACCTAATTCTTCTGGGGATACTTGACTTGGGTTAGGCACTGGAGCTGAGTTCTGCGTAGCATGTTGGGACGCTTGAGGTGGCTTGGAGAGGTTATTCTCGAGCATCGTAATGGCACGATCTCTGGCAGAGCTGTTATTAGTCGTTGTCATGGTAACGGGTGAGCCCGCATTAGCGCGCCCTGGGGTGATCTTCATTTGATTTTTCCTTACTAGTTAGTTTATTTCTGTTAAGTAGTTATAATTACTACGGTTTTAACTTCAACTTAGAGTCTTACTGTGTAGGCATTCCTTGGTTAGCATTAGGAATTAAGGGAGACGTTGGTAAAGCTTCTGGCATAGCTTGAGGCAGAATGTTTGTCTGTCCTGGTATTTGTGGTGGCTGTGCTGAAGACTTAAGTGCTTGAATCTGTTGGAAGAAAGTTCTAAGCATCTCTGCCTTTTCTTCTTCTAACTTAGCTGACATATACAGATTGTAATATTGAACTACGAGTTCATTTGCGAGCTCTAAGTCCATGAATGGATCTGGTGGAGTATATCGACTATCTTCCACAATCTGGTCCAAAATCTGGAATATACGTTCTTCTGAAGCGTTAGCTAATTTTTCTATCTGGTCGAGATCTGGATAATCAAGTAGGCGTCGACCTTCTTTAATAGTAATCATTCCACTTTGAATCATCTCTGTGATCTTCTGCATGCGACCGGCTGGGTCACGGGGGAGAGAAGACATGTTGAAGCACTGGATGATGAATGGATTCTTAAGTAACTTGATCTTAGGAAGATCTATTAACTTCGTACCATTCTTACCTGGGTAAATTGTCTGGTACTCACCTTGCTCTTCAGCGATATCCTTAGCCATATCGATGATGGCATAGGCTAAGTCGATAAATACGTTATCGTACTTGCGCGAGAGTGACGCAAAACGGTCTGAAGAGATGTCATCATAACTTCTGATGGCTTCGCCTGAGTTAAGTCCTGCTGGCTTCTGACTCGTAGCCTGAAGTGCTGATACGCCTGATTGTTGGTAGCCGTAGTCTATTAGACGCTGTAACTGGGCGTAGAGTTCTTGAGGTACGCATTGTGCAACTTCGTAGCTTGGTTTGGTGCCTGAGTACGTAACGATTGTGCCGATGTCGTTGTTATGATGAGCTTTTACGACTTTAGAGCCCATCTCTTGGAACACTCTTGGAACACCTACGAGCTTGATAGCTCTAGAGATGGTAAACAGGAGAGAATTGATCTCCATCTGAGTTCCCATGAGCTGTTCTGCTAGCCCTTGAGACCAGAAACCTAAGAGACGCGGTGAGAAGTGTAAGAAGATAAAAGGAAACTTCTGTTTCGTCCACTCTTCATCAAAAATGATTCCTGCTGAGCATGCAATTGTATGTCTTCCGTCACCTGAGTCGGGTCCTGACGGTAATCTCCAGCCTTCTACGACCATAACTAGGTCGGAGACTGTCTTGGATGAATCAGCTGAGTTATCTGGATATGCTTTATCTGCTTTTAATAAGATCTGCTTATACTTAGGGAACTTGTCCATGAGTACCGCTCTATCGACTAACTTGAGCTGGTAGACCTGTCTTGGCTCACCGTAGATGCCTTCGTTTGGATCGATTAGAAGCTCTGTTAATAATACGCGATCCAGCCCTACCTTATGATCGTCAGTCTCGTAGACTTTCAGACATCCTGTGCCTTCTACTAAGGCATCTCGCAGCATAATGGCTGCCTTCTCATATGTTTTAGTTTGGTAGAACTCGCCTAGAATGAAATTATTGAGCTTTTTGGCTAAGTTACGTTCTTTATAGTCACCGTTATCTGTGAGGAATACTGGAGCTGGTCTGCTCTGCGATATGCGTGAGATAAGTGTGTCGATGGCGGACTGGATCAAGTTGAAGGTTGGTCTATCAGATGGTAAACCGTTATTTTGGTCCATCTTCGACGTGTTAGAGCCGATAAAGTTGTACAGAGACATGTTGCCGTATAAGCGCGCGTATATTGCAGCTTGTCGGTAACGAAAGCTCTGCGATTCCTTTAAGAATGCTGCTGTCGTTAAGAGCTGTTCTGCTAGCTCTGCATCGTCCTTAGCAAGCCACCACTGTGCCATCTGGCTGGCATCTTTTTGCATCTTCGTGCGCATGGTGACTGAGTTGCTAGGTTTTGGCGACGGCGTAACTCTCATTATTCAGTCTCTTTGTGTAATCCAGCGTTGGCTTCAGGAATTGATCCCACACTCCAAAAAAGCAATTCATCTTCAGTTGGGCTGTCGGTATCAACTCGTCCCTGAACGTCGTTTTTAGAGGCTTTTGATGCCTTATATTGGGACATTGGAGCCTCTTCCGAGAGAGTGAGCTCGATGTTATCGATCTTGATCGTCTTCACACCGGTCTTACGGCATAGGGCTATGATGCCTTTGAGTTTCTTGAGATCAGGCAAGTCCATTAGGATTACCGCCTTTTATACATGATCTTTCGACGAAGCTGTTCAACCATATCGTGCTTGTCGCTCTCGATGTCGTCATCGTGTTCGTTAGAATCGCGGGGTTGGTCGCTTAGTTGGTCAAGATCATATAATTCTTTTAAAACTGCTTCTTCATTGTCATAGTCATATGGACTAGGACGAGCCGGCATTTCGCGCCCATTCTCTTGGATGTCTGCCATCCCGTCTTCTATGATCCCGCCTTTTGCCATCATCTTACGTCTGCGCATCACTGCGCCGGAGATGGAGTCGTCGGCATTATCTGCATCAGCCAGTGGGTCTAGCTCAACTCTTCCGCCGTCGGCATAAGCTGGGCGTCCGTTATTATGCTGATGTTCCATATCTAATGGATTTGAATTCTCGTCATCAGCGAACAGCTCGTCTCTCCATAGTTCAGGCTGTTCTCCATGAATAGTCGACGATAAATTGCGTTGCATATCAGCTTCGTCGCGACGCTCTTCAAGCTCTTGGCCATGATCGTCGGGCTCCATGTCGATCATACCGCCCTTAGCGAACCGTCCTAATGGACTTTGAACCTTCTTCATGCCTGGAGCTGCCATGTCTTCTGAGTACTGGTCTTCTATAGCGCGCTCATAGGGAGCTCTTCGGTTATTATGCTGCTTGCTCATGTCTGACACAGAGTTGCCTGAACTCTTAGCGTTGATCTCGTCGTAGCTCTTCTTAGGCTGAGCGCGGTCGCTCTCTGGGTACTCGGAGTCGATGCGATGAGAATCATCTTCTAACTCAGCTTGGTAGCGGCGATCAAATGAGTCTGAGCCTAACTGCTTAGGACGAACTTCACGTGCTGGGGAGGGACGCTGAGCCTGCTTGATGGTAGGATTGTCGTCCCACTTGTCGTTAGGCAATGATTTCTTTGCAGAATTTCTACGAACCATAGCCGCGTCATTATTACGATCTTCAGGCATAGGACGGCTCTGATTAACCATACCGCCGTTGGCCATACGTTTCTTTTTGCGGGACTGACGTTGTACATCATAAGCAATCGCTAAGCTTTGATCTTGTGGTTTACCGGATTGCATTTCCGCTTCAACGTTATGGCTAAAAGCTTTTTTTGAGCTCTTCTTAATTAAGGGCATTGTAGATTATTCCTCATTCTCGTTAATGTGCGGTCCTTCGACGTGGGGCTCACTGTCGAGTATCTCGAAAGCTGCGCGGATAGCAGCAGCTAACTCTCTAGAATCTTTAGAATTTATGGCGCGAATGATGTCGTCTGCGCAGGCTTCTAGACCTTGATCTTCAGCAGCTTGTTCGTTTTGTTCGGCGAATCCGCCATCTGGCTTTCGCTCAGAGATCATAATTCCAGCTTGGCGCTTAGGTTTAAGAAATGGTAGCAAAGGTAAAGACCTCCAAAAGGGGTAGGAGAAGCACTTCAACAATGTTAGATTGTTCTAATATTTGGAGATTTTATTGATTATTCTTTAAAATCAGGCCAGATTTTTAGAGATTCCTGCTCGTTCTGCAATCCTTCGAGCTCAGCCTGAAACATGCCGTCTTCTATAGCCTCAGCCCACTCCTTTGAGCCTATGGGGTGTTTCTTCATAGGTTCCTGATAAGTATACGCTGGCGACTCTTTAAATGCGTATAGAACTGCGTCGATTATGTCTGAGTGATACTTGTCTGATACCTTGATCTTGTCAGGTCTAGACTTATCCCAATCAATCTCAACGAGTAAGCTATCTTGAGCAAACTTAGAGGTGTGCTTAGCTTTGAACCTGCTAGTCTTTAAGGCGTCGTTCAAGAAAGCTACGTTCTCCTGCTTACGCATCTTATCGGCTGGGTGAAGCGGCAAAGCATGTCGCCTACGCATCTCTTCTGCCATCTTCTTACCAAGGCCGCCTTCGTCTATCACCATTTTATCGATAGTATATTTCTTTTGAAGGTATTGAATCTGAGTCACTAGGTCGCTCATATCTTGCTTGTCTGTAACAATCTCTTCGACGAGATAAACGCACTTACTGCCTTCTTCCCACGCGAGAAGGGCTAGAGCATCTGCGTCATTAAATCCTAAGTCGATGCCTAAGATGTAATGCCATTGTTTACGGGCGTCTAACTGATCGTAGTGGTTAAGCTTAGCGTTATACTTTATCCAAAGAGAATTAGAGTCTAATACCCACTTACCGAAGAACTCTCGTTGTATGGATGGGTCTGTAATAGGAACTCCGCGCATCTTAAGAGCGCGCTTGAGTACCTGATCGTGAGTCTTATTGGATTTTAATGCGATGTGAGGATTGTCAAAAAAAGTCCAATGATAAGAAACCCAGTTAAAGTCCGCATCGTCCTCACTGTCTTCCATGACGATATCTGATGTCTTCTTAGCCGCGCCTGAGACCTCTGCGAAGTAGCCAGCTGGCACTGGTCCGGGAGTGCCTATTAGAATTAAGCTACCGTCGTAGTCCATCAAAGCAGGCACTAGTACGTCATCGATAAGTTCTTTTATGTGCGTTCTAAAAGACTGACACTCGTCTATGTATACCTTCTTTAAAGCTAAGCCGCGAAACTTCTCGATCTCTGATGAGTCCTTAGCGCCTGTACAGTAGATTACCGCTTTGTTTGGAAATGTCATGGACAGTTCCATAAGATCTTCTGTGCCGCCTAAAGCGTATCTTTCGTTGATCTTCTTTAGCTCTGGCCATAAGATCTTCTTCGCGCTAGTTCTGGCTAAGGTAATGTATAAGCACACCGTGTCGGGGTTGTTAAGAGCCGTGTTTATTAAGTCAGCAGCGCATGCTACAGTTTTGCCTGCACGACGGCTGCATACTGCTACTTTAAATGGACGTGGGTCTTCAACAAACTTTAGTTGTTTATCAAATAAAAAGTCGCTTAATTTAAACGGCCCTTTAGGGGTATCAGGAACGGTTTTACCGTAGAAGCCATTAGCATCTTTTTGTCCTGATGGTCCAGGCTTTGGGCCTTGGACTATCTTTCGCATTACGCGGCTTCTGACTTAGTCGCTGCCGGATTTGAAGGTTCGTCGTAAACGAAGACTTGTACGTTCATCATGGGAATAGCCGCTTCTACGCGCTTATTCCCATTTCGAGCTACGAGGATGAGATTAGTTCCACCGTCGTACATAGCGAAGTCTACGATAGTTTTATTCAAAGGGGGTAAAGTTGATCCAAGACCGCCGATACCTGGGATAAAGGCATCGAGACCTTGTAACTTAGCATAGCTAATTTTTCTCATTATTGTGACTCCTTAGACTCGGTTGCAGGCTGTGCTTTCGCTTCATCTTCAGCCTTTTTTGAATTTGCTGCTTCAAGATTAAGATTTCTTAACGTTTCATTATGAAGACGTAAATCAGTTTCAAGAGTGTTAATTTGGTACTGGAGATGACCAGCTTGCATACATACTCGTTGATATTCGCGTGTAATTTCATCTATTTTACGGACAGGTTTAATTTCTTCAGACATTAGTATACTCCTAATATAGGTTAAACGGGTTGAACGTAACATCAGGGTATTTCCTAAGAATACTACGGCCCGTATCCGTAATATGTGAAACAACCTTGATATCTTGTGGAACAAGACTTTTTGCAATACCAATCTTTCGCCAAGCTTTTTTCACAAAAGTGAAATGAAGTCTGCCGTTAGAATAAACGCTGTATCCTAATATAACACTGGGTTCTTCTTTGAGACATGCGACTTTAATGATGGTGTCTGCACTAGCTAATAGAACTTTAATGGCTTTTTGATACTCAGCGAAATAAATCTTAGCGTCGATTAATAAAAACCAGGAATTACCGTAGCGCAAACCTCTTAGCCACGTCGCTAAGATGAAAACGTTATCGTCTTCTACGCCATCTCTGACTTCTATTAATTCGTTCTTACTTAGCATTTTCTTCCAGCATCTTTTTTGCTAACTTCTTTATTACTTGATTAACTTTAAGTAATGAAGCCCCTTTAGCCTTCTTACTTTTTAATAACTTTATAATATTCCTGATGCTTATACCTTGAGAGTGATGCGTCCAGATAAATTTTTCGTACTCATTGCAAAATTCATTGTCATACAAAAACCGACCGGCGAGTCTGTAGTAAATCTCTCTAGCTTCGAAGATCGCTTTGTCGTAGTTATGCTTAAATGCAGACGAAGCCCATTGTTTTAAATTTTGTTCGTCTTGTTCAATATCGTTAAAGCCTTCATCTTTAAGCTTTCCATACCACTCGTCTTTAAGATCTTGAAATTCTTTACTTTTGCGGTCCATTTGCTGCCAAATTTTTCTGCGCTTCTATTTCAGCAGCTTTTTGTCTCTCTTTAATATCATGAAATGTTTGACCAGCAACCTGCTTTGCAGCTCCTGCTTTAAGCGTGAGAGCAAAGTAAAGTTTAGACTTATATGCAGTCTGTGGACCAAGATGCATTACAACCGATGCGAGAGCAAATCTGATAGAATCCTTATCAGCCGTAGGAAGCTGATAAGTCTGTTCAATGTCAGATGCCCATGCTTCGAATGCGGCGACTCCATTAGGTAATGCTGATGGTAATAGTCCGGCAATCTGCTTTAAAATTCTCTTTACTTTTAATACGATAGCTTTCATTAAATGTTTCCTTTAACAGTGAAAAGTTATATTAATAGAGTAGGTCAAAAATGACATATTGTCAATACTATTTTTTTATAATATAAAAAATAAATCTTTACGTTCTAAGTAATTGATTTTATTTAAGATCTGCTAAATTCTTAGCAATCTTAGGTTCTGCTACGAGCGAAACGCCTGGTAGAAACACTGTTTTTTCCATGCAGTTTTTAACTACACTTGCCACCTCGGCAGCAATCTCATCTGGAGCTTCGAGTATAAGCTCGTCATGTACTTGCATAACAATTTTAACTTGTTTCCATAGTTTAGCGTGATCTACCATGTCTTCGATTGTAGCAATTATTGCAATAGCTGCTCTATTTATAATAGAAGCGCCTGTAGACTGTATCTTATGGTTCACTGCGAGGTTCAGTAAGTTTCGTACTTCATAAGGTAATTTAGAATGAGCCGTGTTACCGTAGACTCTTTTTATGTTAAGTGCTTCAGGCATCCTACGAGGTCTACCAAAAAGATTATAAGTTTTTCCAGTAGTCTTTACTTCTTCATGAGTCTTTAGCATGAAATTAAGAACACTGGGGAAGCGCGTGAAGTAGTTATCTATAACCTCTTGTGCTTCATGAATACTTTTGCCTATAGTGGGTGCGAGTTTAGGCGCTGTAGTCCCATACGTAGCTGATAGCGCTACGACTTTAGCGATATCTCGTAACTTCTTATATTTTATCCCAAATGCGTCATCAGACCCGTCTTTTTGAGGCGTGCAGTCGTACTTGTCAAAAACTTCCATTCCAATGGCGGAATAAAAGTCTTCATCGCCGGTGAATGTTTGCAATAAGCGGGCATCTTCGCTGACTGAAGCAAATACTCTTGGTTCTAGTTGAGAGTAATCTGCGCCGATGAATGACTTGCCTGGTCTGGAAACTATGCAGGCTTTAACGCGCTTATCATTTCGTGGTAAGTTCTGAAAATTAGGCTCTTTGCTGGAATATCGTCCTGAAGTTGTTCCTGCCTGCTTAAATGACGGACGAATAACACCGTACTGTAGGCGCTCTCCAATACCTTCTACATAAGTATTCAAGATCTTCTTATTCTTAGAATATTCAAGTAACTTTGAAACCCATTTATACTTATCTGCGTACTTCGCTAAAATCTCTTTGCCGCATTGCATGTAAGTCCACGGGTCTTTTATAGATGACTTAGGACCTTTATATTTATGTCCTTTACTTGCTATGCATGATTGGATGAACTGTCTCCTAGCTTTAGGCGTGTACGGTAAGTCTAAACCTAAAGTCTTGCATACTGTACGTCCTTCCTTCGTAAGAGTGCCAAAGTCATTGCCTAATACCATGAATAGGAGCCATGCTACTTGCTTAGTGGACCCGATATTAAAGCCATTGTTCTTCTTATTTCCTGGATATTCTTTACAAACGTGAGGATAAATTTCCTTATGTATGAACGCTAATGCTTCTGAGCACTCGGTCTCTAGTGTTCTCTTTAGGTCTTCTAACTTGTCTTTATCGACTTTTAGCCCGGTAGTGTTTAGATCGTACGTTGGGCCTCTAAGTAATGGCATCGATTCTTCTTCATAGAAGAATGAATCTAATCCTTGTTCAATAAGCTCTGGTACTAATGTGTAGAATAATTTTAGGGTTAGTAAAGCATCTTTTGCGCCATACTTTGCTAAGAGATCTGCATCAGCTTTATACAATTCATATTTAGCCTTAGTTAAGAGGCCGGCATTTTTCGTAACACTCTCCTTCATCTCCGCTTGCTCTTTGCCTGCATCTTCGCCAAATATTGATATGCCCAGATCTTTAAGACCTATGCGCCTATTCTCATCTACGAGATGAGCTAGAATCATCGTATCCGTATGTACTTTTTTAATCAACTCTACGCCAAAGTTGTTAGCTGTCATAGAACAGTCAAATATAGAGTTATGCATTATCAGTTCTTTGGTTTGTAAGAACTCTAAGAATTCTCTGGCACCATCTTTTGTTGGTAAAGTTTTTAATGCCTGTGTTTCGGGGTCCCAATATGACAATATTACGTAATAACTGGTCTCTAAATCAGCGCACACGCTAAATCCTATAATGGTATCTTCTTTAGTTAACCCAGTTGTTTCTGTATCATAAGCAACATACTGCGCATCTTTAAGTGATGATTGTAGCTGATCTAATTCTTCAAGAGTCCTTATGATCTTAAGTTGTTCCATTATTAACCCACGTAATTGAGCTGTACTCTACTAGGTCTGTCTTCCTATCTTTGCCTCTTAAGTTTGTAGCTTTATTGTTCCAAAAAGTAAAGGCTGTTTCTTCCTCTTGTATAAGAGTTCTCAGTCTTTCAGTTTCAGGATCGAAATACAGTCGATAAATAGCATCTTCTTTTATGTAATCTAAGTTATTCTTCTTATGTCTGATCTTACAGAACTTGAATGCGGTCACCGTGGGGCATCCTTGCTCTTTGTAGCATCTCTTGAGGGGCTGCCAAATAGTTATTAAATAGTCGCAATAAGACTCAAAAAATACAGTCCCATACGCTGCATCTTTGTCTAATTCAATGTCGCCGACTCCTGCCTTTTCTCGACTAGATTGAGACTGCATGATCAGCATGGTATTAGTATGATTAGCAAAAGCTTTCATTTCATGGCAAATATCCATTATACCTTGGTTCTCGCCATCTTTAGTCTTCTTCTTTAAGACGCCAATATGGTCTATTACTACGCAACCTACTTTCTTACCTCTATCCTTTTGAAACTGAAGGATGTAGTCTTTAATCTCGCTTAGAGATAGGTGACGAAAGGACCCGTCGCTATTATAATTGTCCATGACTTCGACTTTTTCGTGCATCTCTACGGATTCGCCACACATAGTCTTCCACCTATCCGCGATCTCTCTAGCTGGCTGCTCTAGAGAAATGAAGAAGTGTATGTAGTCTGGGTTGTTCTTAACAAAGCCCTCGAACATGTTCAAAGCCATGGCAGTTTTACCTACCCCTACTCCTGCTACTAAGCCTATAATTTGGCTTAATCGAAACCCATGTGCTGTAGCATCAAGATAAGAGTGACAAGGAAACCTAGTGCCCTTAAGGGTATTAGAGTCGCTTCGACTAAGTATATCTTTAACCGATTGAGATAAAGTTAATACTTCTTTATTATCTTCAGTTTCAAATTCCCATATCTTATCAGTAATATTTGAAGCGTAGTTAACCCTATGCTGAGGATTTCTACTAATAGCCTTAGCGCTATTTAATAAAACTGAGGTAGCTTCTTTTCTAGAAAATCCTGCAGCTCGCATAATATGTCCTAAGCGCCAGTCAGAACTACTTCGATCGCTGGTTTTGCCTAACCAAATCTGCTTTGCTTCGGGACTTTCTTGTATTAAAGTATGAAATTTTTGAGGGATAGTATCATCTAAATTTTGAATTACTTTGTCTATATTATATGTTCTGTCGTAATGCTGTTTACAGTACTCCTCGTCTTCAGGCATTAAATGAGGCAATAGCGAGTCTAAGTCTTCAGCAGTATAAGTTTTATCAGAACTATATAACTCGATACAAAGTTTTGGATTATTAGGATCTTTTTGATTAACAGATCCCGGTACTCTCATCAGTTGATAAATCTTAGCTACGGCTTCGTCGGTATCAAAATACCGGATTAATCGGCGTTGAAGCTTCAAGTAAGTCATGGCATCTAAGTCAGACACTTGCCAGTATGCGTGTACGCCGTTTCCGGAGTCCACTATTAGGTTTGGTTCTAACTCTGAACTTAAAACAGTTTCAATGAAATGCTCTTTATTTTCATACTTACCTTCTTTTAAGTCCATGTCGATGAAGACATAGTTAAAGGTATTTATATGAGAGCCATCTACTGTAATTTTTGGATCATAATGCTCTGGAGCATTAGGAAGAAAATAAATATTATAGCCTAATGCATTTAGACGTTTCCATTCTGCTTCAGAATAATTACCCTCTTTTACTCTTGGTAGTGAGGGGTTTGATTCAGAAGCCCATGGTGGTAGAATACATCTACAAAGCATTAGGCTATCCTTTAATCTTAAAACAGGCCGTGTGTTTTCATTTAACCCACTTTACAACCCAGGACTTTCGTCTTTCGGTAGGGCACCTGTATTTATTTGTTTTAGCTATTATCTATTAAGTCGTTTTGCGATTACGACCGTTCAACAATGCTTCAACGCGAGCTTTTCGTGCTGCATCAGGAGCAGAGACAGGAGTCTTAGGAGCAACAGATCGTGCTACGACTGGTTCTTCTTCAACTACTGATTCATTGTTATCGTAAGAATCAGACTCATAAGAAGTGTCTTCATCGTCTGAATCTGTAACTTCGATAGAAGCAGCATTAACTGACGAAACATCGATAGTATTTTCTGGATCATGCTCAACCTTGAACAAATAAGCGGGACGGCGGCCTTTCTTAGGCGTACTCATGCCAGTGTACGTTACTCGGCACATTTGTCCGACTAGTTCTGATGAAAGAAGTCCATTAAGGTGCGTCTTTCCCCAAACACCTACGTTACCGGTTTCGGTTTGGAAGATGTGAAGTTGTCCCGGTCCATAGCCAGTGTCTTTAGTAACTTTACTTCCGAGGTAATAACCTTCGACAGAAGTCGGGGCTTTCCCGCCTGTCTGCGTCTTGCCACCGAGTGCGAAGACGTTGTCTGTTCTCAAGTCTGCTTTAGTTTGAAATGCCATTTCTATTTTTCTCCTTTTTTATCTAACTTAAACCTATCATCTAGGTCTTGTCTATTCTTTTCCATCCAAATAAGAAATAATACGCAACAACCTGCATGCGCTAGGTGAGTAAGTCCAGACTCTGGATCTTTATCCTCACCGTCTTTCCATGCGAGTAAGTGTCTCATGGCTGCGCCCATAAGTCTACTATAATTAATCCCTTTTCTCCAGTTTTCTGATGAATATTTTTTCGCTCCAAAAGTTAATACTTTTGCTATTTCAATTAAGGCATCGGAAGGAAGTAACTCTAAACGAGGTTTATTTTGATCAAATTTAGTCCCCTGTTCATTCATACTATTCTCCAATTAAGCAATCATAACAGTCTTCGCTATCAACTACAACTGCAAGCGACTTACTACGTTTAGAAAAGCGAAGATGCTTACTACATAGGTGCTTGGCATTGATTTTTTTCTTTATAATCTTAGTTCTAGTGGCAGAAAACATTAAATAGAACACAACTGAATAACAGGCCAACATAATTCCAAAGATTATATACAATGTTTTATTCATTTTGGTTTAAACATCTCAAATAAAGAATCTTTAACTCTAAGTTTAGAGTTAAGTCCAAGGGGTTTACATAGTTTCTCAAACACTATGAGTTGTTTCCAGGCATCGTCCACAGATCGCCATGGATATGTCTCACTCATTTCAATCTCTATGAATCTGCCTAACTCTTTCATGCTAATATCATAACAAATGTAGTAAACTAGTATATAGGTATCATACGTATAAATAAAGCAGTTCTTAAATAGAGAAAAACTAGGACTATAGCCAAATTCTTTACACAACGCTTCAATTTGATCTTTTTGAACATTATCTTTAAGATCTATATTGTGCTCAGTTCTAATATAGTTGTCTGTGGGTGACTTTTTTCTTTTAAAAGTAAGCTGGTTCATGTCAGGACCTTGTCGGTGCCTGCAGAATGCGCTGGGGTCTGATTCTAAAGAATAAAAATGATCATATCCAGATGCATTTATAAACTCATTAGGAAGTTTATCTAGACAAAATTCGGTAAACTGCGCCATAGGAATCTGATCTGCGCTATACTTAAATTCGATCTCTAATGCCATCATTTGAGTTTATTATATATTCGTTTAGACAACAAAAGCAATTCTTTTCCGCGTTTGCTCATAAATTCTGCAAAAATCTCTTCAAAATCTTCTTTACTGATGTCGTTTATTGAGCCTAAGCATAGCTCATGCATATATGCATGAACTAATTCATGCGTTATAGTCTCTTCTGTCACGCCGCTTTCCGATAAGTCTATTAACGCATGGTTAGGGTCTGTAGTACCTACGGACCCTTCGCCATTAGTTAATTCATACTGGTCATTTGCAAGAACTCTAATAGTCCACTTTTTATTTAAAATCTTAAAATAATGAATTTTTAGCTCTTCCATTTTGCAACCACCTTGTCTACGTATCGTTGGTTAAGGAATTTACCTGATTTGGAAAACTTAGCGGTGCCCATGTTGTACGCGGATATAGCTTTATACACGTCGCCATTGTAGCGTTTTATCTGTTTTTGTAAATACTTAGCGGCATATTTTATATTATATTTAGGATTCATCAGTTGTTCTACTGTTCCTCTAAATCCCATCATTTGAGCCGTGGTTAAGTGAAGTTGACAAATGCCTAGGCTGTCTTGTCCGCCGTCATCTGCGTGCACAGTGTCTACTCTATGAGTAGACTCTATATAGCATAAGGAGCTGAGTAAATTAGACGGTAACTCATACGTAGTGCTAACTGAAGCAAAGAGTGCCATTAGTGCTGTGATACTCATTAATTAATATTATCATAAGCAACATTTGCAGTCAATATACCTAAGTGGCCGAAACTATTTACAATTTAGTGCTGTAATCAATGGTCCTATTTAACGCTATTATAATAAACTTTTATAATTAATGGTCTTATTTAATGCCGTTACAGTGAGTTTCTATGACTTTATAAATAGAATATTTTTAAAAGCTTTCGTATTATACAATTACCGAATTGTGCCTTGTTTTAAGGATTTACGTTTATCTTTAGCTAATAAATTTTCTCTATCTCTTACTTCGGAGCCGCATTTAAGGCAATAATATCTTTGGAACTTGCCTACACTGGTGTAGGAGTGCCCGTTTCTCTTAAACTGCTTAGACCCACATGTGCAGCGTAAGTCAGTGGACTTATCATATACATTAAAATTAATAGAATTATCCCAAGGGATCAGTTTCTTATAAAGCTCTTCAAGAGCCAGAACGTCGTACTTATTGTACATCTCCATCTCTTTCCAAGCCTTAATATTACCGGCTAGGCATTCTTTCCACAAATCAAAGCCTTGGAACTGTTCTGTCTTAAGCTTTTTATACTTAACACACAATTTGTCTGACATGTAGGCTAGCTTGTTACTGGTGAATCCGAAATGTTTCTTAGCGAGCTGTAATGTGTCTATGTGCTTAAAAGAACTAGGAGGCTTGAAGCCATTTAAGATAAATCGTGCATTCAGCTTCTTCTTATCAAACTGTTTTCCATTTTGCGTGATCACAATGTCTGCGTCATTCAGAAGATTCCAGATTCCTTTAAGAATCTTTGAGTCATCCTCAATGTTTTTTGCATTGCGCTGGTCCATGTACATGACTTCTTTAGAGTCAAGCCACTTTGCACTCCAGGATAGTAAGTGCCAGTCAGATTTAACTTGATTCAAAGCAACGTTATTCTCCCAAAGTCCCCATACGTAAGCGATTATAGGGGCTGTTTCAACATCGAATAAAAGTATTTTTAATTTGTTACTCATTATCCCTCTTACTGTGTTTTTTAGTAACGGGAACTATGAAGTTGTTGGAACCACTTCCGCAGGCGCCTCATCTAAAGTCTTCATGTTCTCGAGACTCTTGCGCACTACTAGGTCTTGTACGTCTTTGGACCTGTTATTAATCTCAGTCAAAGTATCTGAAACGTTCTTTTCCACAATTTGGAATCGTGCTCCAAACTCTGCAGCTAGTTGCTTATAAACAGCGCTGATTAATTCTTGGGTAAGCAGGTCAGGAAGAATTTCCTTAGTAATCTGCCTAAGTTGTCCTCTAACCTGCTTAATCGTTTTTTCTGACATCTCGTTGCTCCTTCTTAAACTTTGTACGTTCTTTTCGCTCTTGTTTGGTCTTTTCATCGTGACATACCTTACATAAAATTTGCAAGTAAATTCGTGGGCACCAGATGCGGTTTATCAGTTCGTCCCATGACATGACTTCTAGCGACTTGTCTACTGGCACTACTGGATAGACGTGGTCTACTGCTGCTTTATACTGCGGCGTAGGGTTCTTACAGCCTTCACATATTACCCACTTTTTGACTCTAGGGCGATTAGGATCTAAATGTTCAATCTTTCCTGAATCTATAACAACTCGTCTTAAATCTGAACGAGAAAATACGCGGCGTATAGCACCCTTAAGCAGTCCGCGTTCTTTCTTAGAGATAAGACTGTTCATGAGCTTTTCTCAATTATACTATAATCGTTAACTAACTCAACTTTATATTGATTATCGAATAGCGACCTTAGCTCTGAAGCATGATCAATGACAATTATAGAATCATGCTCTAAACTTAGAGCCTCGAACAATTTGTATGCTTTAAGCTTAAGCTCAGTATCTAGTCCATCTAAGGCTTCATCAAACATCAATGTATCAAAGTGTTGGCCTATCTTATTTGCACTTGCTTTCATCACGCTAAGACTAAAGCATAGTTTTAAGATCTGTCTCTGACCTTTAGAAAGCTGAGCATAAACACACTCGTAACCATTCTTATATAACGATACTTCAAGTTTATCAGAGCCTGTTAGCTTAAAATTTGCCCTAAGCTCGCCATCGAAATAATCTTGTATTAAGTCATTAGTGCGGTCTTCTACGAATTGTACCGAGGTTTGTAGTAACTGACTTCTTAAGTTAACTGTAAGGTCTCTTACCTGCTCAGTTAGATCAATTTTATGTTTATAAACATAAATTTGCTCTTCTAAGTATTTGATTTTATTAGAAAGCTTATCAATATCCTGTTGACTGCTGCGTGCTTGACGAAGGAATGGATTTTCTTTAACTCTTTCAGCTTCCAACTGAGCTATGTAAGGATTGCACTTCTGTTGTTCATCTTTAAGGACATTTTTTAGCCCATTATGCTTAGTTAAGTTAACTTTATATTCTGTTTCTATCTTATTGATTTCATTGCGAATGCTTTGGATTAACTTCTGATCTTTTGGCGCGCCGCATTCTCTACATTTTGACTGCTCTAACTTGGCATTAAGTTCTGTTTTCAGACACTCGATCTTATGGTTAATATCTAAGCTTAATTCTAAATACTCTAGCTCTTCGTAAACTGTAGCTAGCTTCTTTTCTCTTTCTTCTTCGTAACTTTTCGCTTTATTCTCAAGACCTTTGATGGTTTTCTCTTGATTTTGTTGCCATTCTTCTTTACTTTTTTCATTTGATTCGAAAACGGACTTGATGGCTCGGAATACATCTTGTTGTGCAAGTAGTTGTGACGAATTAATATTGGATTCGGATCGCAACCCAGATAAACGTATCTTACTGAGGCTATCGAGCCGTTCTGCGAGGGAAAGATCTGTGAGTTGATTGAAGAGCTCTCGTCTTTCTTTAGCTTTGGCGGTAAAAAACGCTCCAGTTCTAGAGAACTCATGAAAATATGCGCTCGTGAGATAATCTTCCGCAGTAACTTTAATAATTTGTTCGATAATTCTCTGAGTGTCATTGATGTCCTTTCCACGATTAAGCCTAGCACTGCCGTCGGAATCATAAATGAGATAGAGGTCGTTCTGTCCGGGTGATTTGGACCGAATTCTTGTAATAGTAACCGGGTCTCCGCTAGGAAGCTCAATTGTGATCTCACCCTTAGTGACTTCATCTAAGTTACTCCAATTCCTAATATCATCAACGCTACCGTCTTTGGCAGTAATCCCGTATATAACCCATGCTGGTATGTCTTGTAAAGTGCTTTTACCTGAGCCGGTCGGTCCATAGACTAAGGTGAGACCTTGATTATTGTATTCAAACTCAAGTTCTTTATAACTTCCAAAATTATGAACTTTAGCCTTGAGAATCCTCACTTGAGTAGGTCCCGCCACGTATCTTTTAGTTCGTTCTTATGATTATCGTTATCTGATAATGCATCTATGATTTTATCGAATACTTCTTCGCTGGTATTTGCCGCTAAAATAGGTTGAGAGACTTCTGATTTATCAGGAATTAGATCAAGTTTATAATTAACATTGTTAAACAATCGTTTACCAAGATCGTTCTTATTTAACTTTTTTAGTTCGCTTAATGGACCATGTAGCTTAACCCAAACTAAGTCATTAGATTGTATGGCTGCAGTGTTTACGGCGTTAAGTTCATTAATATGTGTTTCTAATATAACGTGTTTTCTTAGATTAGTTGGTACAAAAGTTAATAATCCGTCGCTATTAAGTATTTGAAACCCCTTTGGACCGTCATTAGCTTCTCCAAAAGTCAGGGTGTATAGATTGCCTATATAACTAAATAACCCTACCGCTCCTTTTCGAGGGCGGCCACATTTTATATCCTGCTTTTTGTGGTAGTGACCAGAAATAACTCTAAAATCTTTAAATGTTTCCTTTGGTAATGATGTTTTATCCTGTATATAATGGCCCATATAAGCTGTCTGTACGCCTTGATGCATTATGATGGTAGATTCGGGTTTAATGTTACTTAACTCAGTTAATAATTTAGATGTATCTGAAAAATACGGCAATAAAATTCCAACATTTGCGCATGTGGTACTTCTATCTACTATATTAGCGTATGGTCTCAAGAATTCTAGAGAATGTTCAGTACCTTTTTCGTTTAATAAACAATGATTACCGACTAGTACGTACGCTTTGGTTTTTACTTGTTTGAAAGTACTTATGATAGCTTTTACGCATTCGCCTCTAAGCTGCGCTTTAGTATCATGTAGGTCGCCTGCTACTATGAGTGGAACTTTTAGACTGTTTGCCATGTTTATTGCCTGATGCATGCCAGCATCTGCTAAAGTTAATGTACTGATATTATAATGAACATCGGCAACAATTACGGCTTTTTGCATGCTTCTCTCGCAGATTTTGCGCTGTTCTCCGAGTGCGTTAGCCATTGCATATTATCTAATGTATATCCTTTACTTGAATCAATTCTGTCTACAGATGGAGTTTCAGTTCGAGGATACCCTAATGCAGTCCATTTATTGAATAAATCTAAGAATTTTATAGAGTTATTTGCCCAATTATAAAACTCTTGTCTAGGCAATAATTCTTTGCCTTGGTATAAGTGAGCTTTTTTATGCTGAACCCCAGTTACTCTTGATTGCATATTTCTATATAGCCGCATTAAAAATCCATTAATAGTTTTTTCATATTTAAATGTAGTTTTATTGCCGCTTAATTTTCGACGTTCTCTTTGCTTTCTTGCTAACTCAGCATTCCAAGTATATTTACTCTGATTCAACACAAGATATTCCTTCGGAAGTGATTCTGAGGATATGTCGTTTTTTATTATTAGCAGACTTATTCAAGTGATTTTTAAATAAAGTCCATTGTACATCTGCTCCTACACGTACCTTCTCGCCTTTAATAGTCTTTTCTACCCATCCTTTGCGGGATGTCTGAAAAGTTAAGGAACTAAAGAAATTTACAGCTTTGCCTCCAGCATTAGTCTTACCTGGAGATCCTATGTTATCGTAGGTATAATTTAAGATTAGTATGGCTGCATTATCTTCATCTCGCTTAGAGATCATCTTAGAAATCGCTAATCGATTAACTTTACCTTTTCCCCCTGGTTTACTGTCTTGTTCAGTAAGATCAATCTCTGAATCCCTTTTTGACACCACGTTTCCAATCGAATCGAAGACGACCAGAAGCTTCGAAGCAGGGTAGTGTTCCTTAAATCGATCCCATGCAGCAAACAGTAATTCAAAAGCTTCCTCTGCAATAGATGATTGTACCAGAAGAATTCCCCCAGGATCCACACCCCAGTTCTTAAGATCAGCTTCAGTAGTCTTTCCTTCGGTTTCAACATAAATGATTCCAACGTCTTGCTGCTGCGCAGCGTTCATAGCTTCGATAGCACATGATGTTTTACCGCTGTCACTGTCTCCTGCGATCATGACGATCTTGCCGAATGGCATGCCTTGAACGCCAGTAATTTGCTGCCACCAGCTTGGCATGGTGATGAAATCTTTATCTTCTAGCTTAGATAAATTAGAGCCTACGCCTATTCGCTTTGATAGCTTAGGATTATCTTTAAACTGTTTCCGGATATCAGAAGCTAAGTTATTCATGTTAAACTTAGACATTATCGCCCTTCGCCATCTGTCTATAGTATATATGAGCCTGAGAAAATATCTCGAAGTATGCTTTTAGATAACTAAGATCGTTCTCTATGCGCTCCAATTCTTCTCTTGCAGCAGCATATTCTTTAGAAGCTTCTACGGTAATCTTATTCTCTGTAATCGTCTTCGCAGTGCCTTTTGATAATTCTTCAGCGTATACTGCTGCTTGAATCGACGTAAACTTGATCTTCTCTTCGTTGAATGTATGCCGCCAGTCTGTAATAGTAGCCATTGCTGATAAGAACTCACCGGCTCGTCGTTCAGCCTCGGTTAAGCTAATAGACTTATTAAGCGGCAAAAGCTTTGCATACTGATCTAAGTATTCTTTCATATCATGCATTCAAAACTCCAATCCTACAGAAGCCCCTAGAATCCCTGAACTAAGGCCAAAAAGTCCAATACTAATAGGACCAATAAGATTACGACTAATGTGCGCTCCAATAATACCATTGCTCAAGTCTACTTTATTTCCTACTAATAATGCAACATTTAAATGAGAACCGCTCTTAACAATTTCTTCATCTTTAGTTCCTTCAATGACCTTATCTTTAACGATTGCAGTGTCTTTGTTCTTGACTACATTCGTATCTTCCCTAATTTCGGTCACAATAACTTTCTCGCCGTTAGGTTTTATCGTCTCGGTAATCGTTGTGGTGCGGTGAATCTCGCGCTTCTCCTGCTCCTTTTTTTCTTTGACTTTCTTTTCGACTTCTACAATCTTCTCGACGGTCTTGATCTTCTCTGGAGCTGAATATCGTCCAAAAGCGAATACTGCTACGAGCAGTATAGTTAATCCTATAACTTGTATCTTAGTCATTTATTTTAAATCCTAGCATAGTTGCTTGTTCGCCGGTTCTGGTATAGGCATGATCTGACAGAAGTACTCCATGTGCCTTCCTATAAACCTGCTCATCTCCTCTTGGAAAGCTTGAGCTACTGCTTCCTGCACGTCTAACTTCACCATAGCGAAGTTCTTCTGAACGTATTGAATCTTCTCTTCATTAGAAAGTTTCTTAGTAGGCGGTGTGTTTAATGCTGCAAATAAACTAAGTTGTATGTACTTATTCAGGAACACGACTTCAGGCGTCTTATGAAGCAAGGACTTAGCCTTGACTCCAGTGTTAGCCTTGATGAAGTTGTACACCTCTAAGGCTAAGTTCTCTAAGGTCGCCTGCTCTTCGTCGTACTTTCTAGTCATCAGTTAACCTTATCTTAATACCTGTGAGAAGTCCATGGAAAAGATGAAGGCTGTAGCTGAGGTTAGGGGGATTGAGAGATTGGGTCCTCAGCTACAGCCTCCTAGGGGTCAGAGGGGATGTATGCGTCTACTTAAACAGAGTAACCCAGGCTTTTTAAAATTACAACAACAAAATTAGCATTCTTCCTTTTTTATTAAAAAAATACCCTATGTAAGGAGAGCAGTAAATGTCATACTGTATCTTTATTCTTGAATATTTAGAATACCTAAACTTTTTCTTTAATATCCGTACTAAGGAGCTGCTCTTAGCTGCAGCTGACGGATAAATTATTAACGTATTTTTATAATTAAGTTTTAATGAGCCAGTGATATTAGCAAGTTTCTTAACTTTCATATTAATCATAATAGCATCGTAAGATTACATAGGTAAATAAAAATTTTTCTTCTGTAAGTCTTAAAGTATTACTTTCCTAATTTCCTATTAAGACTTATACTAGATCTTATGAACAAAGACTTAGCCTGGAAAAAACACATAGCTACTATTAACTCACAGGCCAACCGGCCGTATGTTTCCTATTCTAACACAGATTTGTATATTGTCAAGTAAAAAAGTTATAGCTAAATTTTTATATCCTAGTGTTTAAAAGTTAAACAGTTTAATGCAATATATCAGAGTTAAGGTTGGAATAGCTGTTGCAAGAGTTAAAGGCAAGAAAGGATTAAGATAATGCAAAAATGTAATGACTGCAAGCAGTGCAACAGGCAATGCATCTGCACCAACGTGGATGATTTCTTTAAAGTTAAGGCTAAAGGTGTGAAGCGTAGAAGCCCGGAGTGGTACAAGCCTTCCGTACCCTGCTACGTTCACGGTATCCCGGCTCTCAAGCACCATGACTTAGTTGAGTCTGGGATATACGCTTATCAAGCCTTCGGTGCTAAGGGCTTCGTCTATGAATTTAGCAAAGAGCTTATAGCTGTGACGATTAAGGGCAGCGCTAAGAAGGCTATCCAAGAGATTAATAAGATCTCCACACAGCCTAAGTCTGATCTCTTCTATAAACGATCTGAAGAGGCTTGTTTTCTGGTTCCGAAGGAGTATCATAAAGAAGTGGCCAAGATCCTGGGAATTCCCTCAGAGGTTGGTCGACAGGTCCGTTGGGTAGTCTGAAAACCCCCAATATTCGACCTCAAAAGGAGTTAAAACGTGCGATCTCTATCAAGTCTATACCCAGCCCTGTTCGTCATGCTACTGAGTCTTTTATTCACTTTATTTGGCCTTTCTGGATGCGGCTACGACGCCGTGTTCATTCCAGGCCCTAAAGGAGACACTGGAGCTCAGGGTCCTAAAGGAGACACAGGCGAGAACGGTAACAACGGTAGCAACGGTGCTGATGCTGTATCAGTCTATGCCGTTCAGCTGTGCCCTAACAACCCTCCAGCTAGTTACCCGAACGTATTTCCTGAAGTTGCATTATGTATTCAGCATAAACTTTATGGAGTATATAACGGCAACATCGATTACTTCTCAGAGATTCCCCCTGGAAACTATAGTTCCATCGCACCCCAGGGATGTAATCTCCATGTTTATCCCGACTGTGTGGTTACTCAGAACTAAGTATGAGTCAAGTTATCTTAACAATTAGCAATAGCATGAGTCAGGTCCATGGATTGGATCTAATCATGCAAAGAAAACTTAAGAAATTACTTTCTTACATACCTAATGCTAAGGCTTCATACTATAGCGGAGCTTTTGGTCCTAAACGCACCTACCTGATCTCCAAAGACGGTAGTTTTCCTACCGGTTTGTTGGAAAGAGTCGCCAAGTTTCTTTCTGCTCATGGCTTGCCTAAGATTATCAGAGATAACAGAATCGTGCCAAAGCCTATTTTATCTCGATTTACAATGCAATTGGACATTACCCCTTACCCAGAGCAAGAAAACGCCGCTAATGCCTGTTTAAGAGCCTATAGAGGCATAATTTCAGCGCCTACCGGACTCGGTAAAAGTATCATAGCAGCTTTGATCATAAATAAATTTCAAGTTAAGACTTTAATAGTAGTTCCAACCTTAGAACTCAAGCGACAGCTTACCAAAAGCTTATCAAAAATATTCGGTACCATTAAAGTTGGCAGCTTAAAGAGGTCTTTTGAGATAGCCATCGAAAACATTGATGCTCTAGACCCTAATAAACCAGTAAAGGGGTATGAATGTTTAATACTAGACGAATTTCATAGAAGCGCTGCTAAGACCTATCAAAAGCTAAATAAAAAAGCTTGGAATGACATATACTTCAGGATCGGCCTAACTGCTACGCCATTTCGTACTGACGAGCAAGAAATGATTTTACTTGAGTCCATCCTAAGTAAAGTTATATACGAAATTCGTTACCAAGATTGCGTAAAGAATAAGAGGATAGTACCGGTAGAAGCTTATTACTACGATCTGCCTGCTATAGTTCCTAAAGGTAGGACATGGGCTCAGGTTTACTCAGAGCTAGTTGTTAACAACAAAGATCGTAACGGCATTATTGCTAAAGTATTACAATCATTGGAAGGCGACTCTAAAAGCGCTCTATGCCTAGTTAAGGAGATAAGACACGGTGAGATACTGTCCGCGCTTACAAGTATTCCTTTTGCTAACGGACAAGACGATGCTTCTGAAGGTCTTATTGCTGAGTTTAATTCTAGACAATTAAGTTGCTTAATAGGCACTACGGGGATACTGGGCATGGGCGTAGATACCAAACCCTGCGAGTACGTTATAATAGCTGGTTTAGGCAAGTCTAAGGTAGCCTTGATGCAGCAAATCGGTAGGGCACTGAGGCTTTATCCTGGCAAAGAGAGCGCTAAAGTCTTAATCTTCAGGGATTCTTCACATAAGTTTACTAGGAATCATTTCAATGAGCAGGTAAAAGTGATAAGCCAAGAGTACGGTGTGTCAACTTTGAAACTTGCGCTTACACTATAACTTTAGTAATCTGATCATAGGAGATACGATATATGCCAAGTATTGATGAGTTTGAGTATCAGTTACCGGATGGTTCTTGGTTATACATCAAAGGCTGGGGACAAGTTTCGGCAGATGAAGTTACCTACGTAGACTTCATCCCTTACAAGATCTTAGATAAGAACAGCGCAGATACTGAAGAAATGTCACGTAACGATCTCTCAGGCGAGATTCAAAGCGACATAGAAGATGCTATTGCTGAGCGACTTCTACATTCTCTTGAAGAAGACCGCGAGTACGTTGATCACTTTTATGATTTCTATAATGAAAGAAATTAAATATGAGTCATATTAAACTAACTGAAGAAGTACTAGATTTAGGATTTATTAAATTATATCGTATTCAGGCTCTAGTTGACTTACCTAGGCACGGAGTTAAAAAAGGCGATAAAGGTGGATTTGTACAAACTAACGCGCAGGTTTCTGGCAACGCGTGGGTTTCTGGCAACGCGCAGGTTTCTGGCAACGCGTGGGTTTCTGGCAACGCGCAGGTTTCTGGCAACGCGCAGGTTTCTGGCAACGCGTGGGTTTATGGCGACGCGCATATAGACTGCATCTCCGCTATACTAGTAATAGTAATAGCGATGCAATATTCTGTTACTGTTACTAGAAAGCTAGTCTTCATTGGCTGCAAAATACTTAAACGTAAAGAAATCTTAAAATTAACTGCTAAAGATGCAGAAGAATTAGGTTTACCTCAGCAGTATTATAAACCTTATAAGGCAATGATTTTAGGAGCTTTAGCGCTTGTTAAGGAGAATAAAGAATAATGAAATCTCTAATGACTGTTCTATTAACAATTCTACTGATACTAGCATCCCACAGCGCTCAGGCTCAGATACTTGAGTTAAAAAAACTTGACCTGAGTTACAAGCACTATGCAGACAGCACCAGAGATCCTTTATTCTATGACTCTACGCCTAAGGAGAGCATAGACCTTAGACTCAATATGGACTTAGCAGACATCTTTTTTTGGGACAACCTGGTACACAGCATGACCAACAATAGCCAGTACTACATGATCGGCTGGAATTTCCAGTTTGGTATCCATGTAACCGACAACCTAAGTATACAATATGAACACTATTCGAAGCATCTACTAGATGATCGTTATCCTTATCAAAAGTTTCCTGTTGAAGATTCTATCGGTTTTACATACACTATTTTTAAGTCTAAAACTGGCAGAGGAGCACTATTCCAATGAACGACTTCAAGGCCCGCGCGCGGGAGGCGGCTCGAGTACACAGCGATAGCGTATCAGACGAAGCTGTAATTACCGGCGGATTCACATTAGCAGAGTCCTTTCAAGAGGGTGCCCTCTGGTCCCGCGCCGAGACGCTGAGGGAAGTTGTGGAATTGCTTCTGACTCGGAAAGCACCATACGAAGGCGCAGCAGTGATGAAGAACCGGGCCATGTGTGCTGAATTTATCCGCGAACGCTTCGCAGCGGAGATGGGAGAGGGAAAATGATCGCATTTCACGGTAAACAAGAAATCAAAGAAAAATATCTCGCACGCGTTTTGGCACACCAAAAGGCGGATGAGATTATTAAGGGGCAATACTGGAGTAAAGGCAAAGGCTGCGCAGTGGGCTGTACCATCCATGGATCAGAGCATTCAAAATATGAAACAGAGCTTGGCATTCCGACTTGGCTGGCTCGAGTCGAAGATCGTCTGTTTGAGGGCATGTCGAGCGGGAAGGCAAAGGAGTGGCCTGCTCAATTTTTAAAGGCGATTAAGCCAGGCGCAGATCTTGAACAAGCAAAAGCCCCATTTCTGATTTGCGTTCTGGAATCCGCACTCAAGAGTTTTGCTCACAACAAAAACCCCAAGGTGGTTGAATCCATTCAAAGCGTAATTGCGCTATGGAAGCGCAAAGACGTAGGCACCAAAGAATGGCGTGCTGCTGCTGATGCTGCTGCTTATGCTGCTGCTGATGCTGCTTATGCTGCTGATGCTGCTGCTTATGCTGCTGCTGCTGCTGCTGATGCTGCTTATGCTGCTGATGCTGCTGCTGATGCTGCTGTTTATGCTGCTTATGCTGCTGCTGATGCTGCTTATGCTGCTGCTGATGCTGCTGCTTATGCTGCTTATGCTGCTGCTCGGACCGCCAGGTTTGATTATTTTGCAGAAGAGCTTTTGAAGATCTTGAGGAAGTGCAAATGATACCTCCAGGGACTAAGATTACTTGCCCTAAATGTAACAAATTAGCAGCGACTACTCTTGGTTTTGTTGAACTCGGCGTAGACGGCTGCTTATATCATGATGATTTTCATTGGGAAGATCCAATAAGTAAGGTCAAAGGCGGTAAGTGCCTGAAGTGTAAGACAAACTATAGTGATACCGGGGGATGGATACACACTGAGAATGGATGGGAAGAAGTATGAATAATAAAGTTGAGCAGAAGGTATTATATTTAAATAATTCGGAATACCCACCTACCACTAGCGATAGTAATTACACTAACTTCTTCTTCCGGCCTGAGTCTAAAAACAGCCTTAAAAGTTATATAGAAAATGGATGGATTCTTAAGACAGCGATCATCAGAGATGACACAGATAGCTGGCGCAGATCTGCATGTGTAGTTTTAGAAAGAACTTACCAACTTTATGAATAAGTTAAATGAAGTTATAGAGCAGTACGAAAAGGATATAGCGAAGGTTAGCCTTAAAACTATAGGCTTACTTTTCTTAAGCTCTGTGTTACTCAGCGTATTAGCATCAATCATGCAACTACCTACCATGGCCGTCTTGGCACTGGGTTTATTTAACGGCTTCTTCATCGTCGGTAAGTACAGCGCGGTTAAGGTTAAGGAATTAGATAAACTTTATCATGATAAGGTTAAGGAAGCTTTGAAACAACTCACTGTTAAAGATAAAAATGAGTAGCAATAAATGAAAGACGTAATGATTGATTTTGAGACATTTGGAAATGGAAAACACGCCTGCTTATGTCAAATAGGGGCAGTATACTTTGACAGCACTACCGGTGAGCTGGGAGCCGAGTATAAAGCAAATATAGATGCCGCGAATCACTCAAAGTTAGGTGGGGATCTCGACGCCGACACCGTGTATTGGTGGCTTGCACAATCCATCGAAGCGAGACAACTAACGGATCGGAACGGGAACGAGGTCTTTCACGATGACCGAACCTAAATTCCCGCCGAAATTAATTGATGACGGCATGGTCACATATATTTCTATCCAAGAGCACGAAGCGCTGATCCGGGAAACGGAAGAAAAGGTAATTGAAGGACTCACGTTTCACGGTAAAGGCGAGTGCAAGTCCTGTGAATTGGGTCGCATTAATCTCTATTCCATAGTGGATGAATGCACGAAATGCCGAGGCAAAGATGACTAATTCAAAAGAGCGAGATGACAAATGCGAATTTTGCGGAGTTGTTATCTGGCAAGACGACCACAGTGACGACTGCCCAAAATGGACGCCGGACGCAACGGAAGTGGACATAGATTTTTATGACTGAATCCAAAGAGCGCGATGCGGCGGCTAATGCAGCAATTCAGTCCGCGATCAACAAGAGTGTCTTGACCAAGGTTATGACTTCGATGGCTGAGAAAAAGGCTTACATCGCAAGCTTTAAGATGGGCTGGAACGCCGCGCTCACGTCGAAGGCGGTGCGGGGGTTGAGGGAGGCGCTTAAAAGTCTCTCGTGGATCACGGGATACGAAGTTGAACCCAACACAGCTATGGGGAATCGTCAGCTTTGTATTGC